AACAACACGGGCAACGTGTTCCTGTCGGGCGTCTGGCTGCGCGGCCACCTCGAAAACGCACCGGCTCCGAACCCGCCGGTGTAAGCCTTACGGCTGAATGAAGGAACGAACGATGGGCACCAGCACGTTGGTAACGGGACCGACTGTTTGGCCGGTCTCGGCCAACGAGCTCGGTGCCCATCTTCGTCTCAACCAGGCTGACGGAGCGTATCCCGAGGCCGACTATCTTCTTAACCTTGTCAAAGGTGCCACGGAGTTCGCGGAGGCCGAAACCGGTCTTGCCATGCTTGAGCAAACGTGGGCGCATTACCTTGATGAGGTTCCGATCAGAAGCGATGGGCTTGGCTGGTGGGATGGGGTCCGCGAAGGCGCCATGAACCAGGAGCATCCCCGCTTCATCGAGCTTCCCAAAAGCCCGCTCATTAGCATCACCAGCATCAAGTCCTTCGACGAGGCTGACGTGGAGTCAACCTTTGGCACGGCAAACTACTACGTCGATGTCGCGTCGCGTCCCGGGCGTGTAGCCCTCAGGGATGGCTCAGTGTGGCCCACGAACGTCCGCTCCGTCAATGGCTTGGTCATCACCTATAAGGCTGGCTTTGGGACGACAGCCGATAAGGTCCCGTTCCAGCTCCGCCAGGCAATCAAGGTGATCGCAGCCCACTGGTATGAAAACCGTGAGGCGATGACCATGGACATGAGCGCAGCGAATGTCCCAGGCTCCGCCTGGGACATTCTCGGCAAGTATAAGGTCAGGAGGCTCTGATGCCCCGGCGCAAGCGCTTCATTGGTCGCATGCGCCATCTCGTCCGGATCAAAACCGTGGTCAGGACAGAGGATGAGGGCGGCGGCTTTGCCCGTGCAGACACTAACGGCGACGAAGTCTGGGTCGACATTCAACCGATCACGGCCTCCGAGGTCTATCGGTATCAGCGCCTCCACCAAGAAACGACGCACGCCTTGATTGCCCGGAGACATTCGGGTTTTGTCAATGGAGTCACAGTCACGTATGGCACCCGAAGTTTCTACGTTTTGACCGTGGTTGACGAGGATCAACGGGGAGAGTTCATTGTTGTCCTAGTCCGTGAAGGTGGGCCTTTGTGATGGCTGCTCGTCGGAACACAATTCGCGTCACTATCCGTGGTGAGCGCGAACTGCAGGAAGCTATTCGCCGCTATCCCGAAAAGGTCAAGGACGGGGTGCGTGACGGCCTTGAGGCTGTTGGCCTTATGGTCCAGAACGAGGCTCGCGAAAGTGTGCTCAAGGGACCCAAGACTGGCCGGCGTTACAAGAAGACCGCGGGTGTTGTCCACCAGGCTTCGTCCCCCGGCGAGGCTCCTGCGAGCGATACTGGGACGCTGGTCAGATCCATCCTTTCGGAGGTCGAGGCTGACGGTCTCGAGGTCACAGTCAGTGCCGGCACGCTTTATGCCAAGATGCTCGAATACGGAACACGGCTGATGGGCGCAAGACCCTTTCTTGGCCCGGCGCTTAACAAGGTCAAGTCGAAAGCGGCCCGGGTCCTCAAGGCTTATATCCAACGGAGGCTGTCATGACGACCGGTAACTCAGCCTCCTGGGAGCTGCAGAAGGCAATCAAGACGCTGCTTGTTGGCGATGCAACCTTGGCTACATTGCTTGGCGGCGCTGTTAGGTTCTACGACCTGGTTCCAGAGGGAGCAGCTTTGCCATATATTGAATATGGTGAAGCTGGCATCACGGCCTGGGATACTGATCCCGCGGACGATCGAAGCGGCGATGGTGAAGAACACACCATCACCATCCACATATGGTCCTCGTATGAGGGCAAGAAGGAGGTGAGTCTTGTTCAGCGGCGGGTGCGCGAACTCCTGCAGAACAATACAAGCCTGAGCCTGACCGGCCACATCTTGGTCAATATGCGGTTCCTAGTGTCGGATACCGTAAGGGACCCAGACGGTCAGGCTTTCCACGGGATCAGCCAATTTCGCGCAGTGACAGAGGAGAATTAACATGGCAGCTCAGAAGGGTCGTCAGATCTTGATCAAGGCCGACGACGGCACTGGCACGTTCGCCACGATCGGCGGCATGCGCAGCAAGTCGATCAGCTTCAACAGCGAGACGGTCGACGTGACCGACTCGGACTCCGCCAACCAGTGGCGGGAACTGCTGGAAGGGGCCGGTATCAAGTCCGCCTCGATCAGCGGTTCCGGTGTCTTCAAGGACTCCGCCTCGGAAGAAGACGTGCGCGGCTACTTCTTCAGCGGGGCGATCGAGGAATATCAGTTCATCATCCCCGACTTCGGCACCGTCGAAGGTCTGTTCCAGGTCAGCAGCTTGGAATACGCCGGCGAATACAATGCTGAAGCCACCTTCTCGATGCAGTTCGAGTCGGCCGGTGAACTGACCTGGACCGCCGCGGTCTAACCTTTCCACCAACCTCCTTTCTTTCATATCAGGAGAATTCAGATGACCAATGCCATTCGTGGTGAAGTGCAGCTCGTGGTTCCGGAAAAGGGCGCGTTCAACATGTGCCTTTCGCTGGGCGCCCTGGCTGAAATCGAAACCGCCTTCGGGATCGACGACATCAGCAAGATCGGCGAGAAGCTGAAGAAGCCGAAGTCCACAGATGTTGCCACCCTGGTCTGCGCCATGGTTCACGGCGGAGGCCACGATGACGTCACTGCCGATGACATCATGAAGTGGCGGGTTTCGCTCCCGACCCTGATGGCCAAGGTCAAGGAAGCGATGTCCGCGACCGACATCGAGGTCGGCGAAGACTCGGGAAACGCCTGAAGGTAGGCAAGGGCAAGAGCGGACCACGGCGCACGCCGTGGTCCGCTTGGCTCAAGATCGGCCTCGGTCACCTGAGGCTTCGTCCCGACGATTTTTGGCGCATGAGCATGCGTGAGTGGTTGTATGCAGTCGAGGGATACAAGGCAAAGATGGGGTTCGATGAGGTCAGTGACCCGCTTGACTCCGACGAGCTGAAGGACCTCATGGAAAGGTATCCAGACAATGTCGGCGATCGGGACGCTTCTTGAGCGCATTTACATCGCAATTGGCGCTGACCTGTCTGGGCTTGAGGACGGGCTGAATGAAGCGGGTCGTGCCGCAAGAGACTCAGCCAATGCAATCGGGACCTCGTTTCAAAAGGTTGGCAAGACGCTGACAAGTGCTGGCCAGACTATGAGTCTGGCCATCACTGCCCCGCTTGTCGCTTTTGGGACCCATGCCTTCAAGGCTGCATCCGACGCTCAAGAACTCCAGTCCGCCTTTGACGTCACTTTTGGCGACTTGTCGAAGATGATGAACGAATGGGCTGTCACAACCGGTGATGCCCTTGGCCGCTCGACCCAAGAAATCCAGGAAGGTGCGAATGCCTTCGGTCTGTATTTCAACCAGGCCGCCAGAACTCGCGAGGAAGCTGCAAAGCTTTCCCAATCGTTCACAGTCCTAGCGCAAGACCTAGCCTCATTCCACAACACAAGTGTGGACGAGGCTCTGCTTGCGCTGCGTTCTGGTCTGTCTGGCGAGACTGAACCTCTCCGCCGTTATGGCGTCTTCCTGAACGAGGCGTCAGTCCAGGCCAAGGCTCTTGAAATGGGCCTTGTCCCTGTCAACGGGAAGCTGACTGACCAGCAGAAGATTATGGCGCGTTCCGCCATCATCATGGAGAAGACTGCTGACGCCCAGGGCGACGTCATGCGTACATCGACAAGTTCGGCCAACGAGCTAAGGTCGCTCGGTGCTGCTTGGGATGAGTTGAGCGTTTCGCTTGGTCAGATCCTTCTGCCTGTCATCACCCCGATCGTCCGTTCGCTTTCGGACATGGCAAAGCAGTTTTCCTCGCTAGACCCCGCTGTCCAAAAAACGATCGTCACAATTGCGGGGATCGCAGCAGTCATGGGCCCAGTGCTTGTTGTCGTTGGGATGGTTGTCTCATCGATCGGCACACTGATCACCGCCTTTGCCCCGCTTGTTGGGGCAGTCACAGGCTTGTTTGGGGCTGGCGGCGTTTTTGCCGGGGCATTCTCGTCGCTGTCAGCTTTCTCTGCGATGATTTCCCTCATTGGGGGTGCACTTGCACCTGTTGGCGCGGTTATCTGGGCAAACTGGGACAAGATCGCGCCCGTCCTGGCTGAGTTTGGCAAGAAGATCCAGGAGGTGCTTGGTCCTAAGCTTGCTGAGCTTTTCGAGACAGTCAAGACCGCAGCCATGGAACTCTGGGAGGGGCCGTTTGGCGACGCCATCCGTGTCGTGATCGATTTCCTCGGTGAGTTTGCCGCCGCCTATCTCTCCGTCCTTGGCGAAGGCCTTGTCCGGGTGTTGAGCGCGGCAATTGATATTGTGACGGGAGCGTTCAAGATCATTGGCGACGCGATTGGCTTGGTTATTGCTCTTCTTCAGGGCGACTGGGCAAAAGCCTGGGAATACGCCAAAAGCATCGTGGTAACCCTCGTTGAAACCATTCTCAACGTGGTCAACAGCCTCGTGCCTGGCGCAACTGATGCAATGAAGCGTCTTTACGACGGCGTGAAGGAGTGGCTGCAAACCAAGCTTAACGCCGTTTGGGACTGGGTCATTGGTAAGGTGGAAACCGTCAAGACCGCTTTCTTCGACCTCTATGATGCGGTTGTTGGGAACAGCTACATTCCTGACATGGTTGACGGCATCCAGTCGAATATGGCTCGGCTGCAGGCCGTTATGGTGGATCCGGTTCGGAAGGCCACTGACTCTGCCAAGCAGGCCTTCCGCGATCTTGCCGCCGACACCGCGTCGCTCCTTGACTCGCTTTTCCCGCTTGAGGCTCAGCTCCAGCGGATCGCTGCCGAGATGTCGACGCTTGACCGAGCCAAGGCCGCAGGCCTTGTTGACCAGTCAACGTACGACGCTGCACGCGACCGCTTGTCTTCGGAAAGGCTTGATGTCCGTCGCCAACAACAGGGTGACATCCCGCTTGCTGTGCTTCAGGACGGTAGCCAGCCTCTCATCGACTTGACAGAGTCGCTTGAGGGTCTGACCCAAGTTGCTGTTCAGCTCCCCGAGATGATGACTGAAGCGCAGCAGGCGCTTTACGATTTTGGCGACAGGCTTGGTAACGACATCATGGG